ATGCTGTCTGGTCATGGTTACAGAGAATCTAAAGATACAGCTAACTCTCATGAGAAAGTAGCAAACATTGTTCAGATAGATTTGAAAACTACCAATTATTTGTATCGATTATGTTAACGAGGCTGGAAAAAATCGATATTTCGCTGATTTAAAGGCTGAATCGTTCAGGCAGGGGAATATAGCAGCAGGATGCAGGACGTTATCGTCGCAAGAAAAAATCAGGGAGGAATAAGAAAAAAAGATAAATGGCGCGCCCTGCAGGATTCGAACCTGCGACCCACGGCTTAGAAGTTCCTGGAACCACCTAAGCCAACAATAACTTACCGCATCATTCCTGCGCTCACATGTCCCATGATGCTAAAAGATGGAAAGAGACAGAAACCCATAAAAAATGGTATCTGTCCCATATCCGTCCCATTCACATAACCGGCGCTTCATCATCCCGCGTTCGGTTAACCAGCCACGTCACCACACCTATCACCTCGACGTCATCCAGTGCGTCTCCCTCTATCGCCTCACCATCTTCCGTGATTAACGATTTACCCGCTGGCCTGGCAAAATAGTTGCGGCCGAGCCAGTTTACCAAAACGTACTCGCCCGCTTTTGGCCGCGAACCCTTCTCCACTACCGCATAGCCGCCGGATGTCTCGATGATCATCGTATTGGCGTTCGTGCCACAGACGATGTCAGGAGTGAGTCGGGTCTGAATAAAATCCATTGCAGGTGACGGGAATCCCATATCACATACCTCCCTGGTTCGGGTTGTAGAGCATGAACGTGCGCTCCTCGCCCTCCTGAGTGGAGATGTCTTTGAAAGTATCGATGTGATGATCGATCCACACATTGGCCTCATGCAGTGACCAGTCGTGTTTGCGTTTCGCCAGTTCAGCGACGAAATCGATGGTAGTGACGGTGCGCATCCCTTTCGGGCTGATGTGTAGTGCTGCGTAGAACGCTGGGCGGATATCTGATAAGCGCGGCATAGTGACCTCCTTCTTTTATACTGTATGTGTATACAGTAGTTTTATGAAAGAAGGAGATCAATACGAAGCGGCCTATCAATTATTGCGGCTGCGGTTTATCAGGCCACTTGATGTCATGCGCCGTATCCGCATCCACGCGAGACAACAGAACCCGGTATCTTTTCCAGAGAGGCAGCGCTGCCGCTTCTTCGTCAGTGGCCATTTCGAGATCAACGGCATCCTGCAGAACTGAGATTCGCTGGCTGGCTTCATTCATCAGCGTCTGCTTTGATGAGGAGTTCCGGTTTAGGGCCTGCGTACGCTCATACTCAATATCTTCCGCACTCGGTGGCGGCGCGGTAAATTTCCCGTCCGCATACGTAAACCCGGCATTAACAGGTGTGCCATCAGGCACCTCTACGGCTATTACGCCATCAGGGAATTCCAGTGGGGACTTTTCCGGGCCATCCCAGACAATCGTATTCGTTACTACACCGTCTTTAATGGTTGCATAAATGCTCATTACGCATACTCCCAGACTAAAATTATTCCGTCTGCTCCATTACCACCAGGTACAGCGGTCGCAGATGTCGATACGCCGCCGCCGCCGCCAGCACCGTAGTTTGTCGCTGATGGCGATGCGCCGGCACTGGAGCTGCCCGCAGTGTTAAGGCCACTTACTGCGCCACCGGTACCAATTTTCGAGTGACCGCCGCCGCCGCCAAAGCAGAACGTAGAAGATAGCATCAGCCCAATGCTGGAATACCCACCTGTGATAGCCTCAATAAAGTCACCAACAAAGTTACTGGTTCCGCTCGTCACGTCCGTGTAGGTAGATGCACCGCTGTATGAAGAAGCGCGTCCACCTAAACCACCAGATACGGAAAGACTGCCAAATGTGGTTGCACCACCATCCGATCCCTTTCCGCCAGAGTGTGCAACGCCGCCACCGCCAACCGCGTAATTCACAGATGCGGCAACGGCTGTTATGCGCGCTTTGCCATACGCGCCTGATGAGCCGCCCGCGCCAGCGGAGCTTGTCGTATTGCTTCCTGCGAATGCCCCGCCACCGGCACCGCCGCCCCCTACTAATTCAACAATGATTTTTTTTGTTCCGGGCGTAGGCGTGTATGTGCCGCTGCCTGTCAGCTTCTGCACACCAATTAATGATCCAGTAGTATCATCACGATAAATATTCGTACCATCACCGGACACGGGCACCGTTGAACCATTGGGTATAGAGACTCCACTACCATTTGGGGTTTTAACAGTGACAGAGAAATTGCCAGTGCAATTGTTTACTACAATCCATCGCTTAATCCACGCTGGAAGAACCAAGTTGATATTGGCGCTCAGTGTGCCTGCCAGAGTGATTCTCTCTTTCGATGCCTGCAGCGTAGTCAGCGTAACACTTGAGCCTGACAGGCCGGTAATTCCTGTAACTCCATAGTTCTCTGCCGGGACCCAGCCCGTGGTCGCTGCGCCGGTAACTTCTGGGTTAGCAGTGTTGCCATCTGTGGTGTTAAGCCAGTACCCGTCCAGGGTTGAGTTGGGGATTTTTGCCCCTTTCGGGTAGCCAGCAATAGCAGTGTTGAATGCCGCGTTGAATGGGTATCCCGCGCCTGACTGTGACCAGCGCAGAGCAGCTGTTATATCATTCAGCACACCATTAAAGTCGGTGCCAAAAGGTGGCACACCGCCTGCTGCCAGAGGCGTTCTGGTTAGCGGAGGAAAACCATCGGTATATGATGCGCGGCCCGCGGTGATACCAATCTGCGAGTCATTAGGGATGTTCTGTTTAGAGCCTGCGTCGGCAAATGGAACCGGCAGTAATTTAGGCTGCGAGCTGGTCTGCATTTTGTATTCCTGAGTCGGGGAAGAAGGTGCCGTTTTCGAATGGCTGCATTCCAGCCTCGGCAAATCCAAAGGTGTTGTTGAAATCGAGAGACATGATGCTGACGCTGACGCCTGCAGGCTTGGCGATCGCATTCGAGTTGAGCAGGATTGCCCACTCTACCGGCGTCAGGTTGAAGCCAAAGACATAGCTCATGGACATCACGCCGGTAATGGCTACGAACGTGTCACCCTGGTCGCCAAACAGGTAATAGAGCGCCTTATTCAGCGACGGGATTGAACAGTCCGTGATGTTTGCCATCGCCTTAGCCAGTATCAGTTTTCGGTATCCATCGTCAGCCAGCCTGACCGTCGATGTAAGTTGCACACCTTCAAAGAAAGGTGCCTCATCAAATGGTTTGGGTGAATCGTCAGTGGCGCTGATAAACGCTTCGTCAAAGCCGAAATACGTGGCTGATTCCCTGACGTTGAGCAGGCGTGATACGCCTACTATCTTTCCCCACACATCCAGCCCATAACCCGTAGCTGTCGAAACGTCCCAGATGGCCGCCAGGAATTCTTCAGTGAACTCCGACATGTCCATTGAGGTATTAAATGTTTCGATCAGGCTTCGGAGGTTAGAGCTGGCGGCGTATTGCGTGAGGATCGTGTCTTTCACGTTCTTCATACAAGGCTCACAGAGATGTCACTGGCATCGAGAGAAGGTATCTGGTCAACGCCGTATTCGACGGATGAGGAATATGTTGTTCCGTTCTTACTGACCGTAAGAGACAGGACGTTGACCACGGAAGGGTCAATCTTATTCACCACAGAGTAATAACCGCCGGCGAAAAGCTTTGACCCAATTCTGGCTTTTGGCACAAGGTCGCTCCCGCCATTAAAAGCATTAATTACCTGCTCTTTTACCAGGTCGCCGATGTTAGATGGCAGCGAGGCGTTGTTCGCAATTTCAACTTTGTAATACGTTCTGGCAGGCGAAGGGGTATTCCAGGTGATCGTATATTGCGGTGGGTTGTTGGTTCCCTGCGTTGTATCCGTCACGACAAAGGACGTATTTCCCACCATGCCGCACCCGGCCTGATTCTTAATATAAATCGCCTGCGCAATATCAGCTGCGTTACCCCCATATGCCGCCACGTAAACGCTGTGCGCCGGAACCGGGTAATTTGTTGCACCGATATTTACCGTTGATCCTGAATGATTTGACCAGACATAAGCATCAGTCACACCGTCAACGTCCAGCACGGCGGCGTAAATTGACTCCGGGGTGCCTTTCGCATTCAGGGCGACAGATTGTTTGCGCCGGTATTCAAAATTAGCCCTGGTCTCTACATCGTTACCTGCCGAACCTGCCGCAGCATTCGTAATCCCTGACCATCCCGATATGCCGCGATAGATTCGGTTAAGAGCGCCTACAGGACACGGTATAGCTCCGCTGGTCAGGTTCTGAAATACGATATCAATAGACCCTGTTGAGGGGATTACTGCATCAGTAAGCGACGTATAGATATAACCAGCTTCATCCTGCGCCGTGCTTCCTGCCGGGATGGGCGTCCCCACGAGACCGGTAACTGTCGCCGTTACAGTGGTTCCTGTTGCTGCTATGCGGTCAATGAAATAGATGCGCCCGATAGCATCCTGAAATCTCCCGGATGCGTAGTCAGGGTTAATGTTGTTGGCGATATAAAGCAGTTGGTCGTTTTTGTCAGCAATGATTGCCGCGTCACTTTGCGCCATCTGGCCCTGCGGGGTTGTGAGGCTTTTACTCATCCCGCCGCCGAATGAATTATCCAGGTCAACAAGACGCCCGTCTAGGATATCAATCTCATCCGGCACCGAGAGACCGATGTCAGAAAACTCAGCAGCGGGAACTGCCGTTGTTGCGATTACTGTCGCCATGCGTGGCCTCAGAATTGGATTGTGCTGGAGATGTTATTCTTGTCGGTGATGGTCATGACGCCGGAGCATTTCCGATCGCCTTTCCCGATAGCCACTGTGCAGGTCGCTGACTGAACGTAGGGGAGTTTTAAAGCCTCAGTTTGCATCTTGGTATTAATAAGCTGCGTGCCGGGCCAGTGCCCCAATATACGCTGGTAATAAGGGATGCCCAGCGTGGTGTCGTACCAGCTTTCACCCAGGAACGTCAGGCAGGCGCAGGCAACGTCCTGAGCAACGGCGTAGGGGTTGTCGGTGATGGCGATGTTGCCCAAATCATCTAATCCCACATCCCATTCCTCAGTATTCAGTAGAAATGATTTAGTTAACATTGATACTCCAGGCAATAAAAAACCCCGCCGAAGCGAGGTTTGTGGATATCCCGAAAATTCGGGAGATTGGCTGATATCTCAGCCGATTAAAACATCTTGCGCAAATCAATACCGAACACAGCACTCCATGCCTCAGCAGGCCATGATTTAACGGTGCCGTAGGTTTCGTCAGGTACGTCTTTAGGTGACATGCCGTTAGCTGCACACCATTTTTTCAAAGGCCAGTGACTGTACTTCTGTTCTGTAACTCGCTGGATGGCTTTGATGGTTGCGTGCTTTTTACACTCTCCAAGTTTTTCAGCCAGCGCGTTAGCTTTGCGTTTTGCTACTGAAGCTGTTGCCATTGCAGTAGCTTCTCGCTTTTCAGATATCCAGAGTTTCTCTTTGACTGCGCGATCTCGTTGCTGTTCAAGTTGGCGGTTCTCCTTAACCTTAATCAGTAAGTCTTCAAGAGCCTGCTCATATGTCTGAGGGAGGATGCTTGCTGGCTGAGGTCGAAAATATGCGTCCTCCAGCTTTTCAAAGAACCCCCACGCCTCGTCGGTGTCGACAATCTTCGACATGCGAGCTGCGCCCTTTTCAGCCCACAAAGTCACTGATTTGGCTCGCTTACCAACAGAGTAACTATCATTTACCCTGTTCTTAAATTCCTTTAATTCTGAACCAGTTAGGGAAAAGTAATGAACCCCTTCGATGAACCTGCTTTTATTATTGCTTAAGTTCATACGGATATTTACCTCGTCCGTACCATAACCTTTAGCTAGCGTTTCTGTTGTGACCACCCGAACGCCAGACCATTCAATTACTGGAACGACATCAGGATCGACAACCGGATTTGTATTTGCTACATTTAAAGCAGTTGAGATTGATTGTTGCATGCAAAACTCCAGTCAATGATTAACGTAGGCCGCCAGCACCCACTGGCGGTTTTTCTTTACTGCAAATAACGCTGATTATTTTTTACCCCTCCTTTTTTATTGCCTTTCCCCTTCATGCTCATTGTATACATCCAGAACATGCTCATCGTCCCGTTAAGATGTTGTGCCATCTTCGGGTCGAAAACGGTAATCTGCTCTTTGGCTTCATCCCATGTGCGACAGATAAGTTCGAGATTGGTGATCAGATGATTGCTGTTTACTGATTTGGCATAATTGCCAGTTTTGCGAATTGACGGCAAAACTTCCGATGTAACCCATTTGCGTAACTGGTGAGGGATTGAGCCATAGTTAACAGCGTCACGGCAGCGCAAAATCAATGTGTACATGCCGGACTCACTGATGATATTTGCCTCCCCTTGACGCCCTAAGTTGAACTTAGACCGTTCATCATCATCCAGTGATTTCAGTGACATAGATGGGTTGCTCAGCTTAAGGGCCTTGCACAGGTCATCAGCCACAAACCAAGGCTCACCTTCTTTCATCACCACGCGGATATCATTGAGCCCGAATTTAAAGATGGTGAAATCATGATCCTTCTTTGCTAAACTTTTCATGTCGATATTTCCTTTCGCGGATTTGTTCGATAAGAGGCCCAGAGTGTTCGCGCACTTCTGGGCTTCGCTGTTTTTAACGTCCATTTGCAACCTCTTCACGAACGCCTTTAGCCAGCAAGCGGACGATCGCAGAATTAATAGAAATACAATCCATCTCTGCCAGACGGCGAACTTCATCATTTAAACGGGAAGGCAAACGCAGATTGAGCTTGATATTCTTACGCTCGGTATAAACAGCATCGGTCATGCTAATCTCCTTTTGGGGCCAAGTTAACACCTGATATTAATTTAACACCATTGCTGGCTATGTCAAGTTGGCCCCATAATAAAACAATAGATTTTTTTTGAGGTCACCATGAGCAAGTACCCTAGCCAGATGCAAGACAAGTTTAATCTTCGCTTTCCTGAGGGGATGCGTGACGCTATAGCTTTGCGAGCGAAGAAAAATGGAAGGTCTATGAATTCTGAAATTATTCAGATTCTTTCGGATTCTCTAACAGGCAAGAACCTAAGCATGGATGATCATTTCATCAGGGTCTTCAACGAAGTCACCCATGCAGATTATGAAACTATTGAGGAATTCGACGCCATAAATGAGAAGGTTGATTTTCTTATAGAAAAGTTGATGGAAAAAATTGACCAAGAAAGTGCGAATGTAAGAGTTCTTCTTCAAGCCAAGAAAAATCTGTCCAACAAAAAACCCACCTGATGGTGGGTTAGTTATTTTTTTTGTAATTGAGGAATTGCTGACATACCTCTTGGTCAACCCTTTGGGTTACATAAACCTTCCTCGCTCCAGAGCAATATTCTTTGTAGGCTTTAATCGCAATTCGAGCATAATCTCCGCCACTTTCATTAAGCAGCTGTTTCTTTCTCTCAATGAGATTTTTCCCGCCTTCGTGATTTGCCTCTTCAAAAGCGTAATTAGAAACCTGAGATTTTATAGCCATCCTCATCTCAGTGTTGGTTTGAATCTCAGGGTTATCGGCAAAAAATTGCTCAAGCGTCTCTGCATGTGCATACCCCATAAAAAGAATCAGTGCGACGCAACCAAAATGCTTTTTCATCACTGCGGTCCTTGTGTAGTCGAGTTTCCTGATTCTACCCCACCGTGAACGTGTGTGGAAAGATTGACGCCGTTCCCTGTGACTTCTCCTGTTGCCGTCACATTTCCGCCAAAAGTAGCGTTTCCGGCAAAACTCCCTGCCCCCTGCGTTAACTGCCCATTAGCCTCAATAACGGGAGCATTCAAAGAGATTTTCGCACTGCCGTTCATCTCAATATTGGGCGCTGTAACGCTAACGAGAAGTGGTGAAACAATATCGATGCCATCACTGGCAAACTTAACGTACTGCACAGGATCGGCATTCAGTACCCCTCCAAGGTAAATGCCATCTGCTCTGCTGTGTGTCCGCCTTGAGGCTGGAAGCGCTTCCTTTTTCTCTTTTTTTACCTTTGTTATATCCCTGTCACAGCAAAGCAACAGACCTATATCACCTTCTACAGGGTCCATAATCACCGCACTCGCGCCACGCTGAAGTCGCCAGGCCGGAACGTTAAAGACTGTCGAGTTTTCAACCTGTGATCCGTCTGCTGCAAACCCGGTAACCAGCGGTAATACATCCAGTAAAGGGGGCTGGTTTCCTGTTTGTGTTTTTACTTTCTGGACGATCACAAGGTGGACAAAGGCATGCCGTGAAAGGAGCAGGTTAAAAATATATTCGTTTATATTCGCTTCGCAATTGACCTGCTGCGTGCTATATGAAAACTCACCTTCAGCCATTTACTGCTCCGCATTCTGATAAGCAACGACAAATGAAAACCATGGTCCGCCTTCAATCCATGTGGAAAGTATGTGTTTGACAGTACTGATTGTGTACATGCCAGACGCGCCAGGAAGCTCCGTTTCCAGCTTCATTTTTCGGGGCGCAATGAGATTTGATGAGAACATAGTGGTTAAATAAAGCCCGTCGCGGGACCACACAGGATAACCAATTAACCCGCTCTCTTTCGATACGAATGGAACCACATCATCCCATGAGCCTTCCTGTGTCCAGATACGGATTACCTGAGTGCTACAGTCAATATTCAGGTGGGCCATTTGCGCAAGCTGGATGATCTGGCTTACCGGGTCTCCCACAACATAAGGATTACTGAGAGGAAACTTAACATCCTCAAGTACTGAGACCATAATCCCGAGAGGGTTAGCAATAGCCCGTATTGCATCGATAACATCAACGTCACCATCTACAGCAAACGGTTTGGCAGGGAGAGACCGCTCCGCGCCCAGCGCATGCGCCTCAATCAACAACGGCGCGTCAGGAGCTTCGTTAAAGTCAGTAGTGGCGAAGGTAATGGTTCCCAT